TGAAAGAAGCTAACGACATGGCAATGGTATATGGTTCTGTATGGATCTTGGTAACTAAAGGATTCCAAGAAGGTGTTATTACATTAGACCAAGAAATAGCAAACGATATTAGACCATATGCTAAACTATTCACACCAGAAAACGTATGTGATTGGGCCTATACTCGTATGCCAAACGGTGCAGAAAAGTTAACATATGTAAAAACAAAAGAATATATGAGTGCCGATAAGACACGATATATTGAATGGACACCAGAAGAAATCAGAACATACGAAGTAACATATGATGATAATGGTAACCAAGGCAAAATAGAAATGACTGAACTACAAGTTAACGCTATCGGCGAAGTTCCTTTTGTACAACTTAAAGCAAACCCAAGTGAGTTCAAAGGTGTCGGTAGAAGTGATATCGGTGATGTTGCAAAAATACAACAAGCCTTATTTAATATGCTTTCGGAAGCTGACCAAGGTATAAGAGTATCAAATCATCCAACACTTGTAAAGACTATGGACACACAAGCGAGTGCAGGTGCGGGCGCTGTTATCAATGTAGATAGCAATATGCCAGCAGACCTTCGCCCTTATATTTTAGAACCTAATGGAACAAACATTACAAGTATCGTTGCGATGATGGAACAACATATTCAAGCATTCTTGCGTATGACACACTTAGGTGCTATTATGGCAGCTAAAGGTCTATCTATCAAGTCCGGTATTGCGTTATCAACAGAGTTCGAAATGTTAAACACAAGATTAGCAGACAAGTCAGCTAAACTTGAACAAGCAGAGTACAACATGTGGGAACTGTTCTACAAGTGGAGTTCATTGAAAATGGATCCAGACTTCACGGTTATGTACAAGAAAACATTTGACTTGCGTGATGAACATGCAGACCTATCACTGTTAAATCAAGCTCTACAAGTAGGTGTTAACAGTGAAACATTTAATAAAGAAATACACAAGCAGATTGCTCGTATCGTTATAGAGAACGGTGATAAACTTGACGATATCATGGCAGAGATAGATGGTGAAGCGTTAGAACATCCGACTGTAACTGAGGAAACTAAACAACCACATATTGAAGCAATGATTATGGAAGGTATGACAGATAAACAAATGTTAGACCTACATCCTGAACTATCACAAGCAGATTTAGATGAAGCAAAAACTAAACTATTGGAGGACAACTAAGATGGCTAAAAAACCTTATAAAAAGAAAAAGAAACCATATGGGAGTAAGAAATGATTAAAGCAGAATACAAACTCAATGGTGTAACAGTAGCTTGGGTAAAGTTTGACGAAAACAGCGACTTTGCAAAGACTATAGAAGAAAACGCACCAGCAAAATGGGATGAATGTGTATGGGATCGTGGATCTGTGAAACCTACACTAAAAGATATAAGAAAAAAGATAAAAAACAAGTCTGTGAGTAAGAAACTTGCAGATGAGTTTGAAGAACTTAATCTGGATACCGACGAAGATAACCCGATTGAGGAATAAGCTAAATACATATATATAGAAGAACATACTGAATGTATGTTCTTTATCGATAAGGAACAACAATGGAGATTAAAACTATGACCGAACAGAGTGTAACTTCGGGTGATGTAAATGGAGCAGATACTGGTACTGACATTAATACTACATCGGAGAACAATCAAATGAACCAGGAAGAACGTAACTTCACACAGCAAGACGTAGATAAAATCGTTCAAGCAAGATTAGAGAAATACAAAAAGCGTTTCTCCGATATTGACTTAAATGAGTATAAAAATCTAAAGACGGCTGAGGAAGAGCGTGAAATAGAGGCGATGAAAAAGCGTGAGGAGTTCGATACTATACTATCTCAACAAAAGAACAAGTATAGTGAAGAAATCAGCACACTTCGAAATCAGCTAACCGGTCTTAAAGTAGACGGTACACTGTTAGATGTTGCATCAAAAAGAAACGCAGTATCACCAGAACAAGTATCAGCATTACTTAAAGACAAAGTAGGGTTAGATGAAACAGGTCGTCCAGTTGTATTTGACGAAAATAAATCCGTCATATATGACCCTGAAACAGCGGAACCTAAATCGTTGGAGTCTTTAGTTAATGAGTTTTTGGATAGTAATCCACATTTCATTCGCTCTGGCCCAAGTGGTGTAGCAAGTAATGGAGCAACTGGTAATCAAGTTGCCGGACAAGCTACAAAACAAGATTTAAGTTCACTTGATTTAACAAACCCAGCCGACCGTCAACTCTACAAACAGTGGAAAGCGGAAGGCAAGATATAGTATAATAAAGGAGATTAGCAATGGCTAATGAATATCTATCAGGCTTCTCTTTAGAAGGCCTCGTAACACCAACTAAGGCATCTACGATTTATACCGCACAAGAACAAAGTTTATTCTTGTCAGGACAAATCGTGCCAATCGTAAACGTACCAGCAGGCTCACAGTCAGCACAAGTACCATTACTTTCATCTGTAACAGCAACAACTGTATCAGACGACAGTGCAAACTCTGACATCGCGGCAGCAGTTATCACTGATGCAACAACAACAATCCCAGTAAATCTATTCGCGGCACGTTCAGTTGTCCGTGACTTAGGTGGCATCGACCCAGCAGAACTTGGTCGTGTATTAGGAAACGCAGTAGCAACAGCTTTCGATACAGCAGTTATGACAGACATGGCAGCTAACTTGACAGCATCAACTACGGACTCTGTTCCAATGACTGGTAACTCAATCTTTGACGCAGTAGCACAAATCCGTGGCGCAGGCGAAATGGGCAACCTATACGGTATCCTATCACCAGCAGAAGCATCTAACTTAATGAAAAACTTGTTTGCAAACGGTAACGTTGCAGGCGGTGACTTCCAAACAGAAGCATTAAGAAATGGTTATGTTGGCACATACGCTGGCGTACAAATGTTCCAATCTGCTCTTGTTCCAGCGGCACACTCAGGATTTATCTTTGGTGCAGACGCGGCAAGATTAGCTATGCAGAAAAACGTAGACATCGAGGTTCAACGTAGGGCTGCCGCAGTTGGGTTTGATGTTGTGGCCAGCATTCATGGTGGCGCTAAAGTTGTAGACGCAACACGTGGTATTCAGTTAATCAACGTATAATATTAACAGTTAGGAGAGCAAGATGGCATATGCAACAGATGAAGACTTAGTAGCAATAGTTCCAGATATCTTTGAACACGGTGTTGAAAGTTTCACGGAAGAACTTAATCGTTCAGAAGATGACGTTCAAAGACGCATTAAAACAGAATGGTGGATGTTAACTCACACACCAGAAAGTTTTGACGCAACTAAACTCAAAGCAACGGAACATAAGCGTACTACAGTTTATCATGCGTTAGCGTATTACATCTTGCCTCGTTTATCTAACTTCCAAGAAAATGATACTTTCCAAAATCAAATGTCATTCTATCGTGACCGTTATTCCGAAGAGTTCAAGGCAGTTTTAGCCGCGGGCATATCTTATGACGACAACGGTGATGGAGCATATGATACATCAGAAGTAGATTATATGAAAACCGAAAGGCTATACCGATAATGGCAAGCATTCGCAAAGATATAATCAACGATGTTGTAACACAGCTTAAGACGATATCGACACCAAGAATAGGTAAAGTATCAGAGAAGCCCAGTGATTTCACAAGGTTAGCCAGAACAGCATACCCACTTGTACAAGTGAATGTTGAAAGTGAGAGTAAAGAAGACATAGCAATGGAGTGGCGTTTAGCTACACTTGAACTTGATATCATTACACACTTAGATGGTAAAGCCAAGACTGAGAAAACTGAGGAACAACTTTCTGAGATAGTAGAAGCTATTGAAGAAAAACTGGAAGTGGATAGAACACGAGGCGGTAAAGCTCAAACAACAGAAGTATTAGATGTTGGTGATATTCAGACAACTGACTATCCAACTGTAAGTCAAACAATAAGAGTAGGTATTCAATATACCTATTCTAAAGGTAACACATAATAAAAGGAGACCAGAAATGGCTAATAAAATCTTTTCAGGTTCTGAAGGTGCTGTCTATGTAGGATCAACTGCCGTAGCGTCAATCCGTTCTTTCTCAATAGAAGAAACACAGGAAACAATCGATGCGACAACGATGAATACATCAGGCGTAGCTTTTAGAACAAACAAACCAACGTTCAAGTCTTGGTCAGGCACAGTAGATGTGTTCTGGACAATCGATGATGCGAACTCTTCGGACAACTTCAGTGGTGATCCTCAACTTACTCATATTGAGCAAGGCGGACCAACACCAGGAGATGCCGCAGGCGCAACAGGTGACGAGAACCATTTTGGTATACTACAACCAGGTAGCACAGAAGTAGAACTACACTTCTGGCCATCAGGCGATAGTACTGGTGAGCTTGGTTATCAGGGTAAGTGTCTAATCACAAGCAGAAGTATCTCAACTTCGGTTGACGGTATGATTGAAGCATCTGTCACAGTAACAGGTACTGCACCGATTAGAACTGAAACTGGTGGCTATACAGGCGCAGCCTCATAACCATGATTAAGACCGGTGGATCAAAAGGCGGACTTAGAACTAAGAACGCAAACTTTATGGGAGAAGTAACATCAGATGTTATGGACAATCTTATGAAGGATGCGAAGAAAATAGTTCAAAAGGAAACCCCGAAAGACACCGGTCTTGCACGCCGTTCTTGGCGATTAAAGAATGAGAGAAAACTTTCGAATAAGGTTCCATATATCTTAGAACTTGAAGATGGACATTCCACAAAAGCAAGAGACGGAATATCAGAA